AGATTTCGGGCATTTTTACTTCGTCGCCACCGTTATAAATTACCTGTGTTGCATTGGCTTCCATCCAAGCCGATGTTGCTGTTGCGAGCATTTGTGCGTCAAGCCCGTCTTGGAAAATTTTTGCACATTCTAACGTATTAATCGCCATTATTTAGTCTCCTTTCGTTGCCTGAGATATCCCCAGTGCCGCTTCAAATTGTGCTTTTACATCGTTGCCGGCATTCTGCCCGGAGCTTCCTTGTCCGCTGCCGCCGTTTTGGTTATCTTTTACCGCCCAAGGCTTCCCCTTAAGCCATGTAGTGGCTGCGTCTTCAATCGTCCCGACAGTGCCGTCCTCTTTTTTGAATCCGTACTTGCCATCATCGCCGACTTCAATGCCGCCAACAATAAGCTTGGCGAACTCTTTCGGATCCATTGCGTTATGTTTCGTTAACGCATCGACCGTCTGTGCCATGATGTCCGTTTGGATTCGTTTTTGTTCGGCTTCTTGCCTTGCAGCTTTCTCGGTCTCGAACGATTTTGAAAGGTCATCGAATTTTTTCAGAAGAGTCTTATATTCTGCCGTTTGCTCTCCTGCTCCCGGCTTTTGAAGTTCCGCAATTTGATTAGCCAACGTGTCCTTTGCCTCAGTTAACGTCTTAACCAAAGCTTCAGCCTTTTCTTTGGCTTCCCGCTGCTCTTTCGACTCTACATTCAATTTCCCGACTTCCGCTTTAATGGTCTCCACCATTGCCGCGCCGCCTTCGACTTTTTCTAATGCTGCATACAATTCTGCCATTGTCATGGTTCTCATTCTCCTTTTCGAACACATTAAATATATGTGATGCGGTCTCCTCCGCATTTCACCAATAAAAAATGCCCTACACACCACTGCGCAAGGCATGAAAAAAGACCCTCGGCATTACCCGTTGGGTCTAAATTTCTTTGATTGATTGGATTTCGTTTACAAACAGCTCAACCGAGTACCCCTTTTGCTGTAACGATATGGATGCCGGATCCGGCTCATTATCCGCACTAGACGCACAGGCTACGAGTCTACCCGTAAATAGGCTACCGTCAACATCGGTAACTTCAAAAGTATGAGACTTGGCATTTTCAACAAACCCAAATACTGCGTCTTCAGTCATTTTACCGCTCCTTTCTAGGCACTATGTGAATTCCTTTATTTGAAATATGTACGGTTGCAAGATTAGTCCTGGTCAGCTCTCCCGTTTCTTTATTCACAGTATAGCCAATATGCGGTGATATATCAATAAGCACTTTGTGACTCCAATTTCCGTTTTTTGTCATTTGTATTCCCCCAACATCAATGGCATCCTTTATGGCTTTGATTACATCTTTATTAGGAATTTCATACTCATAATAGCTTTTATTATCTTCGGACTTGTATAGTTTATGCCCTTCTGTGTGCATTCCTTGCCGTGGAACGTATTCACTTATGAAGAAAGGTGAATTAATATAATCCTTAACTCGTTTTATAACATCATCAACCGCTTCTCCATCAAGTCGTTTGCCTAATTTCTCTACGTTTACTTTGCCATTCTTGACATATGCTTTCAAACTTTCAGGGACAGGAACTCGTGCGTTAAATCCATCATGGCTTATTCCTCTTGCTTTTTCAGACCACGACAAGAAACCTTTATTTACCAAATTTCTGCCATGGACACCAAGTAGCCGCTCTTGTTCCCGCTTGGGAAGTGTATCGATGTACGCCTTTCCACCTTTATCAACATTATCCTTTTGCTTACTCATATCAATCATGCCGTCAACAATCGGCTTGATTCTACATAAGCAGTGAGGATGTGCGGGGAGCTTCGGGAATTTATCCTTCGGGAATATACCCTTGCCAAGTCCGTACAGGTCAGCATGTGCGTATACGTCACAAATATCGCACTTCGGATGTCTATCGGATAGTTTCCACTGAAACGCCACAATATCCGGGTCATCAAGGTACTTAGCCATGACTCCATCAGCATAGGCTCTCGCTCGTTCCGTACGTGCAATCCGTTCTGCGGTATACCTGGTCTTTTCTTGTACTGCGGTATCAATAGCCTTGCTTACATTTTGCTTTGCCCCGTTTTCAATGGCATCCATGACTTCACTATACGCCGCTCTTAGCCCAGGCGTTGTGCCTTGCTCAATAAGCTTTCGTGCGTGACGTATGGCTGCCTTCCACTCAGCAACCGCTTCTTCGTCGAGCCAGTCGGGAACAGGTAAGTCCTTCACCTCTTGAATAAATTCGGGTATATCTTGCTCAGGGATAATGCCGCCTTTACCGTACCCGTCGAATAGCTTCTTGGCCGTCTTGGCTGCCGACTCACCTTCCTTAATAGCCTTGCCGATAACCTCGGCCGATTCGGCCTGGACCTTCTTACTGTTCTTATACATGCGGTCAGAAAGATTTACGCCGTCATCGGTCCATGATTTATTCATAGCCGCTGATATGGCTTCATGCTCAAACTTGGCCGCCGCTTGTTTCTTCCCATACCCTTCAGCAAAATCGCCAACAAGGTCGTCAAGCAAGTCCTTATATAGGTGACGCATAACCGGATATCGACGATATGCCACTTTCACAGCGGCATGCACTGCCATTCCCGACAAGAGCAATGCTCGTAACGTTCGCTCGAAACCGTCTAAATTATTCTCCAGGTTGTTCTGCGTTCTGTCCTTCGGCATTTACATCACCCTTGTCATTCATCGGCTCAAATTGTTGCTTCATTAAATCCCTATCTCGTTCAGCCTCATCGAAGCCCTCTTCTATCTCGCTTACGATGTCATCATACGTGTCAGGCTCAATATTCGGCATATACGCTTCCAGGACTTTCTTACTTACTTCAGCGGAGAACGTATCGGATCTAAACCCAAGGTCCAGTGCCTGTTGTGCCTGAGATAGTGATTCGGTAACGTCGTTAATCTGGAAATCTCGGGGATATTCAACTTCATAACCGACGTTTTCCCTTGCCCATAACTCATAAAGTCCAATGATATCCTTTTCGGCTTCCTCACACTGAACGGAGAAGTCTGCCAGGCGTTGGTTGGTTCGCTCGAAGTCCCACTGCTTAGCCACACCGCTCTTTGACTGTTCTACACCGACTACCGAGTCAATGCCGCTCATGCGGTACATTTCCTTGATAAGCCGGTCAATTTGTGCCATCAGCACTTCAGCCGGTCCCTTATCCGGCGCAATAAATGCCGGTGCGTGAGAGGACTCTTGCGGATACAGCAGCATATTATTTGTCCCGAGCGTTACGTCGGGAGTGCTGCCGTCTGCCGGCATAGTCAACACAGAGAACGTCTGATTGTTGAGTATTTGCGTCAATAGGCTGCACAGATGATAGACGTGATAATTTGTCTGTGCAATACTCAAAAACTCGGCAGGCGGTAAAATGTCCGTCTTTTTGGAGCTTCTACCGAACCACTGAACAACGGGAATGCGGCCAATGTTATGCGTGCCGTCCTTAATTTGGTTTCCGTTTTCGTCTAAAACCTGCCAATTCGTCGGAGTCCATATGTAATATCGTGTTTGTTTCTTTCGGTCAGCGTCGTAAATAACGTCCTTGTATGCAAACTTGATTAATATTCCCTTCTCATCAAACTGCCAGTCCGTAATGTGATGCGGCTCAACAGTAGTCAAATACGGTAAAGCTCGATTCTTGACGTTATCAGCCACCGATTCGCCGAACTCCACAACGTTGTTCACGATGATATACATAACGCCGTACAGCTTGGCTAAGGTTGCTTGCTGACGTATATATTCCTGTAAGCTCGTGCCTTTGCGGTCTACGTCTTCCAAGAACACCTTGAACTTCTCCGTGTCTTTATATTCACGCTTGATTGCATCCCTAAATATCGGATCTACCGACGCATTGACGATAGGCCCGGTGTAATTCAGGTAGTATGCAAGCTTTTTGCGGAAGGCGTAATTCGGCGTACTTTCTCTAGGATGACGAACCAAGCCTCGGCCGACAGAAAACAGGCCTGTACCGTAATATGCGTCTTTTAGTAACTTATATCCATACAGCTTTTCAGAGTCCATATTTTGCTCCTTAATAAATATTGACGTGTGCCGCTTTAATCTGCGGTGCATTTATCTTTTCAGCAATACCTGTCGTTGCGTCCTGGGCATCGTCGTTTGCGTTCTTCCCTTCTCGCTGATAACGAGTCATTGCCCTGTAATACTCAGGCCAACGGTTTTTCCAATTGACAGGGAAATATATATGCTCCATAACCCATGTCGAATTCGACAATATCCTGGCCGCCTTATTCTTCGTCTGCGCAAACGTATTGATGACCGTCTTATTCGACTTGTACGTGTCTTGTAATATCCTTCGTACTTGTCGTGCAAAGCCTCGGCCGCCGTTGTTTGATTCAAAATCGGCCACATTTACGTCGTTCTTATACAGCATAGCTGCCGTTGCCGGCTCCGTCTCTTCCATAGCGTCTTTGGTGTACAAAAGGTCCAGCACATAAGCTTCGCCGTTGTACACTCCGTACACAATCGAGCAAAGGTAATCGGATCCTGTATCAGCCGTATCCGTATAGTTTCGAACAGCCGTAAATAACGGATTGCCGTTTGCGTCTGTCGGAATACGTTCATACGTCTTAAAACTCGAGTATAACTGTCCCTTGAGGTCTATCGGCTCTTGCTGATAGTTGGCACTGGCGATGTCTTCCCCCATGGCACGTACTTTCTCTTCATAACTGTGTCGGGATAATATCTCATCGCAGAGCATGGTACCGTCCGGCTGCAACGCCTGCATCGTAATCACCTTGGCCGCCTTACCAAAATGTTCAATGGCTCGACCGGCAAGGTCGTCGCTCGCCCATCTCGTCATGATGATGAGTATCTTACCGCCCTCTTCAAGACGGCTTAGCATGGTGTTGGTAAACCACAGCCAGGACTTTTCTTTCGCTGTTTCGTTATAGGCTTCTTCGGCGTTCTTTATAATATCGTCGATAATAAGCAGTGAACAGCCAAAGCCTGTCGCAGTACCTGACGGAGACGTGGCCAAGTATGAATTGTAGCCACCGTCAAGCGACCACATATCCATGGCTGCGTCGCCACGTTTTATACGAACGTTCGGAAATATATCGGAGTAAACGGTAATATTATCATCAGCTTTAACTTCTTGGATCGCATTTCGAACATTCTTAGCAAAGGTTGCTGAAAGAATATTGTTATACGACCCCGTCATTATCTTTTCGGCCGGGTTGCGGCCTAACACCCACTCGACAAATAAGCTTGCAGTGCGGCTTTTTCCGTGCCGAGGCGGCTCGTTAATAATAAGAACCTTGGCTTTTTCATCTTCATAGAACGACTGCAATGCCTCACATAACTCAACAAGATATCGACGCTCAGGCTTATAAAAGTCTGAAGCCATCAAATTGCAAAAATAAAAGAACTCACGCCGTGCGAGTTCTCGTTTTGCTTGCCGCTTAATGCGTTCGTCAATCATCGGCAATCAGCTTCTTTATATCTTCTGACTTAACGCCGTCAAAGGGATTATTCTCAATCTTTGCTTGCATATCGACGTTCTTGACGTCTCTCCATAAGTCAGGCCGTCTGTTCTTCAGCCAGAAGATTTGCGCTGTTACATCAGGCCGCTCACGCTTAGTTACAACCTTCGTCACTGCAAGTCCTAGCGGTTCGCCGTTAGGGGCATACGTCATTTCTTTCGTAATCTCGTTATATTCATACCCCATAGCTCGTTTAAGCAGTGCATTTTCAACCTCGATGTCAATGACTTCCTTACCTCTTTTTAAGGCGTCAGAAAAGTCAGGGTATTTCCTCTTCCAGGAATATAAAGTGTCTCGACTAATACCGATATGAGCCGCTATTTCGGCGTCAGTCGCCCCGTCACGAGTCCAAGCCTGTAACCGCAAAAGATTATCAGGCTGAAGCCACTGTACATATTTACCTTTTGCCATTACAGACTCACCTCCTTTGGGTGCCGTATTTGGAACGATTCATAACGTGTTTGGCTGCAACGAAACATTTACATGTGCCGGTTCCGCCGATATGTATTTTGTTAGCAGAGCAAAATCCTTTAGAGTTGTTCAGGCAAGAACGTCGGCAGCACTGAATTTCCGTTTTACACGTCATAAAGCCCCCAAATACAGGCACATGGCAAAAGCGACGCCCTAATGGACGCCGCCTCGGCTGTAAATAAAACTACTTAAAATGATTGTGCGTACGGTATTTTCCGTACTTTTTACTTCTACATCATATCACGTCAAGAGGGTAACATTTAATCAACCCCCTCGAAAATTTTTTGAAAGTTTTTCAAGGCTCTATAAAACAGCTGCCATGTACCTTGCCATGTAATCTCCATTTTTACAGCAATGACTTCCCACTTCTCATTTTGTAAAAATCTACGGGTCAATACCTCTTGTTGTTTCGCACTTTCAAGCTTTGATATAAAGGTCTTTGCTTGTTCACGCATTTCTATCAGCTCATCCCACTCACGATTAGTATCCCGAATAAGTTCGTCCAGGCGGGCTATCTTATCGGACACATCTATGGGACTACCGCCGGTGATTTTATCTTTAGCGTAATCGAGGGCTTGAAGGCTACATATATCATGCTGAAGCTGAGCGATCCGTTCTTCTTTCATTCGTAGCCGTATCTCTAGACTGCGAATGTATTCAAGATATTCCTTTGCCGTCATGCCATGCCTCCTACTCTTCGAGATAACTATACGCTCTATCGAGGTCTCGGAAGGCTGCATCAATTGCACTAAGCGCTCTGTCTTTGCAGTCCATATCCATTTCATTATCTCTATAAACAGCCTCACGAACTCGTGCTAAATCCGCAGATATATTAGCCAGTAACACGGCAGCATCTTCGGGGTCAACTTGTCCGTTAATGGGGTTTCTTGCGATATTGGTCATTATAATTCTCCTTTCAGTGTCGTTTGTTGTAATTCTTTTTGCGGTAAGATATTACCGCAATCAACTAAGGCTTTCATTTTCTTTAGTAACTTAACCAGGGATTCTCCGTAATCAGCCAGCGGCTCCTTGATTTGGTTATATTCTTCCTGGCTTTTAAATCCGTCCTTACCGATAACAGGACGAATGACATACCCAAATCGGCCATCGGGGATAAGCACGCAGCCACGGCCTCGAAGAAAACAAAGCACATCGGCAAGTTCAGAGTTAATGAAGGCGGCATGTAGGAATAGCCATACCCACAGATTGCTGTCTTCGGGATGCTTCTTTTCGTAATCGTCATGATATTCTTCAATCGGCCAGTTTTTCGGATTACGAGCGTCCTCTACTTTGCGGACAAGGCGTTCAACAAGGTTCTTAATTTCAGGATCCCGCCGAAGCAAATCAAACTGGGGGTGTTCCATTTCGTTCAGAATCTCTTTAAAGGCACTTCTGGCTCGTTTTACGACCTCTTGATTAGCCATTGGTAAGTTCCTCTATCTCGATATAAAGTCCGGGCTTATCAAGGTAAAATTTTTGAATTTCTTCACACGCCACCAAAGCGTCGTCTGTCCAAAAGCACAAATCCGTCATCACGTCTTTTAAGAGCTTCACCAAATTGTCCGTATCGGGCTTTGTTGTTTTCCAGCTCTTTACAGGGTGTGCCGTAGTTGCTAAATATATCCACGTTGTCGAAAGCCTTACAGGACCCGCAAACGGCGCTTTAGGAGCGTACGGGGCAAGGGCTGCCATAAACTTCTGGCGGGCGTCTTTTACGTTCTGAGGCTCGTACACGACAGGCTTGCCGTTTACTACCATGATTTTCTTTTCCTGGTGAGTCGCCGACGGAATCATCATCGGCAAGAAAAACTTCAATTTCATTGCATACTCCTTTCTAGGGAAACGCCGAGGGCACGTATTGCCCTGAGGCGGTCAAAGTGTGTTAAGAAAACGGCAAAGCCAAAGCCGTTTTTAACACTTTGTCCGTCCATGGCAATTGTGAGACTTTTATACAACGGACATTTGTATATATATATAACGAATGTCCGTTGTTTGTCCGATTATATTTATGCATATACGGCGTTTTCGGTTTATATTTATTCATTCTTAAATACCTTCCCTTGTTCTCTTCGGAAGGTTTCGCTACTATCAATATCTCGACCGACAGTTTTAACGCTTACGTCAAGGTACTCGGCCATATCCCCTACAGTAACCTCACCTGAGATGAGGCACGCATTATACGCCGCCTCAAGGTTCTGAATTCGAGACCGTTTTATTTTGCTTCGAGAGTTTCGGCCACGTTCTGCCGGAGTCATCTCGACGTCCAGCTTAATCGTCTCGAGCGTTCCCGTGTCATCGATACGGTGAACGGGATAATCAAACCATACGTTTACCGGCCTGAATGAAGCGTACTCACGAAGGGTTCCTTCGATACGCCAAGCCGAACGAGAGGACCCGACTTGTTCAGCGTCGAGTTCAATCATATCGAGGATGGCGTCGGCGTCACGGCCGAATACGCCTGACCCTGAGGCCCTGTCGATAGCTCGCTTACCGCCTTGAGCGCCTTTGGAGTGATGATGACAATAAATGACCGAGCAATTAAGCTCCGTTGCGATACGGTCGAACTGATTGCAAAAATGAGCCATCTGTTCGGCGTTGTTTTCATCGCCCGTAATGACTTTGTAAATCGGGTCAATGATAATCGCCGTGTATTCCTGTTTAACAGCTCTCCTAATGAGTTTCGGAGCGAGTTTATCCATGGGTAGGGACTTTCCTCTAAGATTCCATATATCGATATTAGAAAGGCTGCGGGCTTCCCAGCCAAGCTCCGTGTACACGTCTTTAAATCGATGTAGGCAAGAGGCTGCGTCAAGCTCCAGATTCACATATAGGACTCGTCCCTGGGAGCAATCCCAATTCAGCCATTTACGCCCCTCGGCAATGGCGATAACAAGTTCTATAAGGGCAAAGGACTTACCCGCCTTAGACGGTCCTGCCAATAGCATTTTGTGACCCTTACGAAGTACGTTTTCAATAAGCGGCGGTGCTAACGGCGGTAAGTTGTTCCAGAAATCCCGAAGGCTTTCAGGCTCCGGGAGATTGTCGTTAATCGATTCGATCCACGTCTGCCATTCGGCAAAACTGCTCTTACCGATATTCGTATCAACCAGGAACTGCTTTTTATCCTTGCGGATAACGCCGGGCATACGACTGAGGCGGCTCGGATTTCGGTTCTGAACGTCGATTTCAAGGCCGTTTTTACGACAAATGTTATAAAGATAATCAACCCGTTTACGGTACTCGTCGTAATTGGCAGCGTCTACTTTAACGATGGCGTGGACAGATTTACCACCGCTATAGACCATACACGTAACAGGAAGCTCCAGTTTACGGATGATTTCGTTTTGCTTATCAATGGGCATACAGTCCGATTCAACCAAGGCGTATTTAAACTCCGTTACGTTCTCATTGCGAACGCCCCGACCGTCTAAGGGATTAAAGCGTATCCAAGCGCCTACATCGGGATTATAATCGCCCAGGACGGCCCCGATATCGCCGTCACACTCTGATAAGGCGTGAATAAGCTCCCCGGCTGTACGCTTGAATTTTCCTTTAGACGGCAAGAATTTCCCGTCCTGTTCCCAGGACTCCGTCACATAGCCGACATAATCAGAGCTGTCGTAAAGAAGCTCTAGGTACGTAATTAAATCCTTAGCCGGATTCCAATCGTCACCCGGGTCTTCAATTTCTCGTCCTTCTACCCAGTTCTTATCGATAATGACTTCTTCGTCGGCAATGATTTCATCATCCCATCCATACGCCCGATCGGGTAAATGGGGTGTGGCCGTCCAGCCGTTTTCTTTGGCCATGTTTACGATAGTAGCTCCCGTAACGGGACTGCCGTTATAGTGTTGTCCTGTGAACGTTGCCCATTTCTTAACACATTCTCCGGCGTGATAACGAGTGATGTCTTTGGCGCTCCATAACTCCCAATCACTAATGTCATAGCCTTCTTCTTTAAGCCCCATTCCGACCTGCAGCCATTCCTGATAATCGCAAAAGGCGGGGTCGATGTAGTCCAATAAAGGTATTAAGTTGATTTTGCGCACTGCTTTTTCATCTCCTTTATCGGACTACGCCGGGATATAGGTTTCAGGCGTTACGCCATTCGGAATTCTCCAATTATTCATGGAGATTCGAGCAATCATAGAAGAAGCCTGGTCAAATGTCCAGGTGCCGACGTGCTGGAAACCACGAGACTCCAGGAAGCGTATTTGTTTCGGTCTTGACAGGCTCATATCCTGACGTTTCTTTAATCTGTCTAAAAGAAGTGAAGCCTTACCGGCATTTTCAATCTCATCGGCAAAGATACCAAATTTCTCTAAAGCCTGGATTTGCTTAACAGACGGCGGTGCCATTTCGTAGCCGAACGACGGCACGTATCCTGATAAGTCTTCAGACTGAATGGACATTTCAAACTGTAATGGATCTACAAGCTTGCGTTTACGTTTCTTCATTTCCTTAAGCTTTTCAGCTAAGGCTTGCTCCCGTTCTGCCACGACATCCGATTCGGACTCTTTTTCAAGTTCTTCAATATCGATAGGAACTGCCGAGTCTTCGAGTTTTTCCGTCATTTTCTTTGCGATGTCTTCATCTTTACTGATGAGATGTGCCGGTCGACATAACTCGTGCCGTTCCGTGTTCCATAAAAAATCAAGTAGCAGTACGTTCTCTTTTCCTTCGTGTAATCGAGTGCCACGGCCTACCATTTGGCTATATAAAGCTCGTGATTTGGTTGCTCGCAGAACGATAATACAATCCACCGACGGACAATCCCAACCTTCAGTCAGAAGCATACTGTTACACAGAACGTCGTATTTTCCGTCCTCAAAGTCTTTAAGGACTTCTGCCCTATCTTGGCTATTACCGTTTACTTCGGCGGCTTTAAAGCCGTATTTACGAAGATATCGACAAAACTTTTTGCTTGTTTCTACCAGCGGTAAGAATACGACGGTCCTTCTGTTATTAGCGTATGTCACCATTTCTTCAGCAATCTTATCAAGATACGGCTCAAGAGCCGTTCCGAGTTCACCTGCTTTGTAATCGCCTGCCGCCATGCCGACATGTGCAATGTCCAATTGCAGAGGGATGGTCTGTGCGACGATTTGAGCGAGGTATCCGGCCTTAATGGCTTGCGGAAGTTTGTATTCATACGCCAGGCTGTCGTATATCTGTCCGAGGTTTCGCATATCGCTTCTGTCAGGCGTTGCCGTAACACCTAGGACTCTAGCATTAGAGAAGTAGTTTAAAACGTTCTGGTAGCTGTCTGAGATAGAATGATGAGCTTCATCGATGATGATCGTGTCGTAGTAATCGGGAGAAAACTGAGCCAGTCGTTTCTCACGCATAAGCGTTTGAACACTGCCGACGGTAATTCGATACCAGGATTGAAGAGCCGTCTGCTCGGCTTTTTCCACGGCGCATTTTAGGCCTGTAGCTTTCGCTATTTTATCGGCGGCTTGTTCTAGGAGTTCTCCACGATGTGCCAGGATTAAAACTCTGTTACCGACTCGTACTTGAGATTCGGCAATCTTAGCGAAGCAAATAGTCTTACCGCAGTTGTGCGTGATGGTGAAATCGTCCAGTAAATACCGATTGTCCCCGTCAACGGTAAATCCAATGTAATCGCCTTCGCCTAAGGCTTCTACTGTAAACCCGGTGACAAGGACATTTTTCTTTTGCTTTCTAGGGCTGGCAATCTTGTGGCGGACTTTCATAGGGATTTTATTGCAGTTCCCGCTAACGCTAACTCGATAATAAGTTCCTACGAAATCTCCACATCCTTTTTGACAAGGCGTAACGTAGGCGGCAAGCCCAACCGACCTACACATAAATGCCAAATCATCGGCGAGTTGTTGAGATTTAGAAATAAAGTCATATCCGTTATAAGTTAAATGCCCATCACTATCTAATAGCCCTGCAATAACCTGCAGTCTTACATCTATAGCCCCCGTTTTATATATGTTAGGGACATGTTTCGTACCGGAAGTTTTGTATCTTATCCCTAGCTCGGTTAGGTGCCGATTAAGCAGGGAATGCGCGTGTACTTTACGGCTATTAAGTATGTATGTTGTCGCTTTACCTGCAGGCTCCGTGCGGATTTTCAGCTTAAACCTTTCGGCTTGCTGTTGGATTACGGTTACCACTTCTTCGTCCATTGTTGTAATGCCGATAGACGAACCATTTAAGCTCCCGTCTCCTAACAATATCCCTAAAAAATAAGGGTCTATCAGGCAAGCCTCGTTAGAAGTAGGATAAAAATTAAGGGCATCAGCCCTTACCAACTTGTGAATATGTTTTTTCCACTTACTCCAAGTCAACCATTCCTTTACGGTGACATCGACGATTTCGCCACCGTGCTTTTGGCAAGGATACTGAGGATGACTCGATTCGTTGGTTCGCTTTAATGTCAGCATATGATTTCCATCTACAATAAAAGGCTTTCCTTTTACAGGCTGAATTTTGTACATATGCCCCGTACCACGAATAATCTGAAGGATATGTCTCGGATTCCCGTCACTGCCGAGTAATAAGTCATCCGATTGAATTTCCTCTACTCTTTTAATTTGTCCATCAGCCAACAGGACTTTTTCTCCGATGCCATGGCATCCTGTCGGCAAGACGAGTAATGTTTTATTGTGACCTATGTCCCACTCATGCAGGACGGCGTCGACCGCCGCCTGCTGATAGGGACGAAGCTCAATGCCCACGATTAAAAGGCTCCTTGAGTCCACTCTTTACCCGATTCTTCCTTGTCGTAGAACCGGTCGACATTCGGGTAAGTCTTTCCGTTATATTCCCGAAGCTTAATCTTAAAGCGACCGGTCGCTCCGAGGACTTCATTCCAGCGGATCGTGAACTTGTCATCGCCCTTTTTCATGTGTCCGATGGCACGGGCAAATCCGGTGAGCTGCCATTGTGATTTACTGTGTAAGAAGAGGTTCTGCTTAATGCGACCTTTTTGGCCGTTCACGTTTACTTCATAAGTAATTTTGGCTTCATTGCAAGCGGGCATTTTTTCACTTCCTTCAAAGTAACCTCGTTCGAAGTTGGTAATCTTAAAGTCATAATCTCCTGCGGGGATGTCGACAAACTCGTTTTCCACTGCTTCAATTTCTTCGTCCCAACTAAATGCTCTTTCTTCTGCCATGATTGTTATCCTCCTTATTATTAAAACGGTATGTTTTCATCTCGGTTTGCTTCTACTGCCTGAGCTACAGTATCGAATGCGGCAATTAAGCAACCGTCTATAAATTCTTTCGGGTAGTCTTTAATTCTCATATCTGCCGGGAAGTACCCTTTACTTCCTACAACGGCTTGTATTTCGGCTTCCGTAATATTCCGTGCTTCCATAAGCTTCTTTAGGTCTTTCGGGATCCCGTCATCTTCCTTAACCTTCTTTTTAGGCTCGGTTTTTACAACAGGCTCTTCTTTCGGCGTTTCTTCTTTCAGAGGAGCCTTCACGACCTCAACAGGCTTCTCTTCGACTTGCGATTTTTGAATATTTTTAGGTATACAATTTTCGATTTGAGCAAATTCGAAGGGCAAGCACTCTTTTAAGCCGTGCCGGTTCTTAGCGTCCCAATTCGGATGATGACTCGTATACATCACACGTTGTCCGCCTGAGACACGGACCTTTTTACTGTGACTGTCTTTGCTGTCGACCTTTAAAACTTCCTCTTTATAGTTGGCAAAGAGGAGCATATCCGCCCACTCTTTGACCATATCGGAGATTTTCTGACTGGCGGCTTTGTTAAGCTTGAGTTCGTACCGATCGTACGGAGGTTGGTCGGGTCGTTCGAACTTACGAACCATAGCGTGTGCCGTGAGAACTACGTTCATACCGCTTTCAATTAAATCCTGGAGCTTATTAAGCAGCCGTCCGAATTCTTCTTTCTCATACACATACCCTTTGCCGTATCCGATATCTTCAATGCCGCTTACCTGGTATTTCGAGCAAATGTGCTGTACACAAAGCTGTTCTGCCCAGTCGATAGTGTCGATGACTAAAGTTGTAAATCCCTGGTGGTCTTTCGTAAGCTCTTGGATATATTCCATAAGTACCGCCCAGGATGTCGGACGTTCCAGTCGTGCCACGTCCATATGAGCCGTACTGGCTTCTGTGTCGATAAACAGGGGCTTAGGGAATTGAGATGCGAATGTACTCTTACCAATGCCTTCAGGCCCATATACAACGACTTTTTGATACCGTTCTTGCTTTCCTGTAATTATCTTCATAGCTACCTCCTTTAGAATTTACCGGCTTCCCATTTCTTAGCTTCTGCCGGCTGCGGTGTCGAGTCTTTAATGTAACCGTCTTCAATAATGATGCTGCAACTGTCATCCGTTCCGACTCTCGTAGCAATAACTTGAAGGCCTTCGTGGGTGAGCCATTCGGAAAACTCTTTAAGTGTTTCCTGATCCATTTGTTCGAGCTTGTCCATAAGGACAAAACCGCATTCGGGGTTAAGCTTACGAATAATCGCCGTAGCTACCATAAGCTGTTCGGCTCCCGACATGCCGTCCCATTGTTGACCTTTATAGATGAGTTCGCTGTCTTTAACGCCAAGTTCCGGAAGCGGTAAATCTGCTTTATTAAGAAGTTCGTTCTTTGCTTCCTTGACGGCTTCAATTTCGGCCGTCAGTCCGTTATATTCAGCCGACAATTCTTCAGCTTCGGCCTGGGCTTTTTCCTTTTCCTGATTAGCACGAACCTTACGATTAATATCATCGACCTGAGCGATATTGGTCTCCAATTCTTCAGTGCTTTCATCAACAAGCTCGGCTACCGTCTTTTGAGCCGTCTCCATATCGGCTAACAACGACTCTTGTTTAGCCTGGGCTTCTTCTAAAGAGGCTTTAAGTTGAGCAATCTGAATGGTAATCGTTTCGTGTTCTTCCGCCATCTTAGCTAACTGTTCACGCTTACGTTGATTCTCGCCGTTCTGAGCCAAAATTTCTTGCTGTTGCTTAATTAAGTCTGAGGCACTGACCGGCTGAGTCGGAGCATCGGGATAATACTCAAGCTCATCGGCGTATGACTTCTTTTGCTTGGCAATACGACGAATGGCGTGGTTGGC